TCAGAGGGAGCGTCGCCCCAGCATGGTGTCTCGAGAGATGACGGAACTATCGGTGGGCATCACTGAAAACCCATCCATCGCGTCCCTCAGATCGCTGGTCATCACGTGCGCATACCGGCTCGTAGTCTCGATGTTGGTGTGACCCAGCAGCTTCGAGACCAAGCTGATGTTCTGCGTCTTCCGCAACATCCTGGTTGCGAAGGTGTGGCGCAGGTCGTGGAACCTGAAATTATCAATACCAGCGTCCAGGAGGGCCTTGCGCCATACAGTGCCGAACACGCCGCCGCTGGCGACGATCTGGATCCGCTCGGCTGAGTGGCCGTCGACGCGCGTGAACACGTAGCGACGGCTCTCCATCACGTTCGATTTGGGGATGGCAGACAGCAGCGCTGCCAACTCCGCATTGATCGGGAAGAACATCAGCTCATCGCCCTTCAGGCGGAATGTGATCTCGCGGTGGTTCATGTCGACATCGCGCCACAGCAAGCCGGTGATTGTGCTGATCCGGGCGCCGGTCATCAACGCGAAGGCGACCATCGGATGAAACTCTTGGGGCAGGGTGGCGAACAGCCTGGTCTGCTCGTCCGCTGTCAGCTCGCGAACGCGTTCCCGAGGTTCTTTCGTCTCGGCCGCTTTGAAATCGAGGGGAGGGATATCACATTTGTAGATCTTGCCCATGTACCGGATCGCACGACCCAGCATCTGCAGGTGACGGTTCACGGTGCTGTTGGCGCAGGTGGCGCGGTGCTTTGCGGCGTACTGAACGATGTCCGCATCGGTCAGCCTGGATATGCGCTTGCTGCCATCCATGTAAGACAGAATGATGCGCGCCTGGCTCTTGGTGGTGCTCTCTGAAGGCCGTCCGATGATCTTGTCGTTGATGTAGGTGCCGAGGGCTTCGGACAGTGTGTAATCGTTCCCTCTGGACGCGTTGCGTTTGGCGTTGGCCCGAATGTCAGCCTCTATTGCCTTCGCTGCCTCGAAGTCTTCCGTCCCGCAAGATCCTCGAAGGCGATGACCCCCGACGACGATGTCGTATTGATAGATACGGGTCTTCTTGGTTCTGAATGGCATTGTGTCTGGGCCTCGATGTATTCTTCCAAGTCGTCGGCACGGTAGCGAATAGCCCCTTTGGCAACCTTCACGTACTTTAGCCCGTTGCGGCGGCATTCTTGCAAGGTCTTTGTGCAGACCCCCAAGAAGGTCGCGGCCTCGATCGGCTTTAGCAGGGGAAGCGACATTTCAGATTTCCTCGTTTGCCAGAAGGTCTTTAGCTTCGATCCGCTTGACTGCCTTGAACGGCCAGTCCCGACCTTCCATCGCAGCCCGATCGCGCAAAGCGCGCGCCTGGGACTTTGTCCCGCTCCAGGCGTACCGGGTGCCATGGGTCACACCCGCGCCGGACAGGTGCAGATATTGCTTGGTGCCCGCTATTCTGAACCGAACCTTGGGCTTCTCTGTGTAGTACTCAGTTTTGATCCGGGGCAGCCCGCTGGTGAGTATGGTCATGTTTCACCCTCCGCAGAATAGTTGATTGAGCATCGACCCCGCACCGGCGCCGACCAAAAACACAGCACTCAGTGACCACCAGTCGATGCGTTTGTGGCTTGGTTGCTCAGCGACGACCCACCAAGGCACAGTGCGGGCACGGCACAGATCGCAGTCCTCGGCGCCGCACCGGCACTCCAGCTTCGACATGGCGCCGCAGCCAAAGCAGTCGGGGCGCCCGCAAGGGCACTTGGTGGCTTTGTGTCCACACATCACAGATCCCCCCGGATCTCCGGCGGCAGCCAGCTGTCGATCCGCGCATTGTCGGCGCGGCTGAGGCCCATCGCCTCGCGCACGGAAAGATCATGCAGCAGGCCGTGCAGGTCCTTGACCTTGTGACCCTTGCCCTGCGCCGCGAAGGCCTGCACCCGTTCGTCGTCGCGATTGTGGCCGGTCAGTTCGACGTAATGGTCGACCAGGTGCGACTGGCTGCAACGGCTGAAGTAGATCGGCGCATCCGGCGTCCAGGTCTTGCGGATGTCGATCGACAGATCTTCGGCCAGCATCGCCCCCAGTGTGGCGGTGATGTGCTGCGGGCGCTGAACGGTGCGCGCCAGGTGCTGTGCCAGCACCGTGTTGCGGTGCTTCTTGCCCTTGGCACGGAAGGCGGCAAAGTCTGCCGCCATATCGGTGGGCGCGAGCTTGCCGGTGGCGTTGCTGGTCTCTGTCAGCCGCTTGTCGAGGATCAGCGCGCTGTCGGCTGCGTCATGCTTTTCCGGGATGATGGATTGGTCGCTCAGGGTTACGGCCAGCAAGGCGGCGTAGTTCGGCATCTGCGCCTCGACCTGGTAGGCCAGCAGGTCCAGCAGCAGCTCGGGCTTGTCCACCAGGGCGGTTTGCAGCGCCAGCGTCTGGATGCGGTGCAGATCCTCGATCGCGGCCTGCGCGACGGGCGGTTGGCTGGTCGTGGTCTTTTCGATGCCGTCGGCATTTGCGCCGGTGGCTGTCTTGCCTGCCTTTGGGCGGAAGGCATCGCTGACCTTCAGCTCGCCTTTTTCATTGACGTAGACCCAGACGCCGGCGGCTTCGATGTCCTCTAGCTCATAATCGCCTTCGGCGCGGGTGCGGATGGCTTCAAGGGCGGCGTGACCTTCATCGCTCAGAACGCCCGCTTCTTCCATTTCTTCCAGGCGTTCCCATTCGTCCTGGTCTGCCTCGGGTAGCTCGACGGGCACGCGATAGATCCTTTCGGCGCGCTCGGTCCTTCGATAGTCGAGGTGCCCCAAGTCGTAAATCGGCTCGACGAAAGCCCAGCCGCTCTTCTCTGCCTCGGTCTCGACGGCCAGATCCAACTTATGACGGAACAGCTTGTCGAGTAGATCTTCGTCGTGCAGCAGTGTTTCATCTTCGAACAGGTTCTCGGTCAGTGCCCCGCCTTCGACGCGGTAGGTCTCGAGACCAACAAAGACGGCGCGCCGGTCGGTGGCCTCAATCCGGCCATCGCGCAGGGCATTGGCGATTTGCCAGCTTGCCAGTTCGTCGTTGAGAACAGCTTGTAGGACCCGCTCAAGCCGTGCCGTATCGTCCAGCGATTGCGTCAGCGCCTTGGCCATGTCGATCCCGATCTTGTTCTCGCGCAGGGCCATCAGGGCCGAGGCGGGCAGGGCGGCCAATGCCAGCCGCCCGCGCACATGGCGCACCGGCTTGGCAAAGGCGCGGGCGATGTCCTCGGGCGTGCGGCCGAGGTTGGCCATGGCCGCATACGCGCGGATCTCGTCGGCCGGGTGATGATCGACGCGGGCGTGGGTCTCGGCACCGGCCCAAGCCTGCGCCGTCGCGGGATCGTCGGTGACCAGGACAGGGATCGGGTCGATCACGTCATCGCCGGTGAGCTTGTTCAGCCCGCGCAGGCGACGGCCTCCGGCGACGATCTCGACGCCGGTCTCGGTCTCCAGCCCGATCAGGTTGGTGAGCAACCCGCTGACGCGCAGGCTGTCGGTCAGCTGGTCGATCTCCGCCTCGGGTGGCTCGGCACGGGTGTTCAGGGGGCTGATCTTCAGCTCCGCCAGCGGGATCCACCGCACGGCATCAATGGGGGCTTGGATGTTCATGGAAGTCTCCAGTTTAAGTGGGCAGGTTGATTTTGATTTGTCGTGGTGCGGCGGACATCGAGATCAGGCCTGCGTCTTTAATGCGGCGAAGGCTTAGGCTGGCGGTCGCCTTTGCGATGCCACAGCGTTCGGCGATGGTCTGATTGGTCGGCCACGCCTGGCCGTTCACGGTGCTCATGCTGGCAACGGTGATCAGGACCAGCTTTTCGGTGGGGCGCAGCCCGGTCTGGTTCATGGCCCAGTTGATCGCGTTCATGCTCATGATGCGGCTTCCTTCTCTGCCTCTGTGATCCGCCGCGCGAAATATTCAGCGGTGGCCATGACCTCTTTCAGGTCTGGTCGCGCGCAGACGTAGCGGGCGGGTTCACCGTCGAACCAAGGGGCGACGCGCAGCTCGAATAGGGCTTCGCCGGTGCCCATGGCGTGGGTTTGGGTGATCCATGCGGTGACGACGCCCTGGGTCAGCGTGGCGCTGGTCGGGCCGGTGCGCTTCCAGCTTACTGCGGGTCGGGTATTGCACGTGTCGGCCCTGCCGGGCGCGTGAGTGGTGGCAGTGGTCATGGCAGGGCCGCGTATCCGTTCGCCAGCAGGGCGGCGGCAGCGAGGGCCAGCGCGCAGAGCTTGTGGGTGGATAGGGTCGGAAGGCCGGACTTATAGGGACCGCCTGAGTAGCGCAACAGGTCCGCAACCAGCTGGTAGGCCAGAAACCCGCTGACGAAAGCGGCCACCGCAAGCGCGCCAACGGCCAATAGCTCGGAGCTAAGGGCGATCATTGAAAGACTCCTCAATTGGGTCAATCGCCTCTAGGTTCTCTGGATGAACAAAGGCGGAAACGGATATGAGTGTTGATTTTGAGAAATCTACAGACGGCAATATTGTGATGCGCCCTGTCATTGGGTGGACCCCGTTTGTGGCGTTTGGAATGGCGTGTGGTTTGCGGATTGAGTTTGTTCAAAATGAAGAACATCTGCAGGCGGCACTGAAAAACGAGCGCAAACCTGATGCAGCGCAAATAGTTTTGACGCCCCAACAAGCAGAACTTCTCGCGCAAGACCTGATGAAAATGGTTCAGACAGCATCGGTGCGCCCAGACGGTCAGGGAGAATAGCGTCAGCCATCATGCCACCCGTGCCGGTGGGATCGGGGTGCACCGCTGTGCGGCCTTAATCCAGTTGGCAATCGCCTCTTCCGCGCTGTTGCCGCTGTGGTACAGGCCCATCATGTGCAGCTCGGCATACAGCGGGCCCCAGCCGCCCGAGGTGTCAGGCAGGATCAGGCAGCCGCCGGTTTCGATGCAGGTCTGAGCGACCTTGGTCATACGGGCGTCGGCATCCAGCTGGCACAGATCGTCGGCCAGATGGCGGCGCTGCGCGGCGATGGTGGATGCGATGTCGAAGGGGAAGCTCATGCCGCGTCACCGCCGGTGGGACGGTGCGCCATGCGGGCTTCCCACAGTTCGCGCACGCGGTCTTTGATGCGGGGCAGGCGCTGATCGAGGTCAGCTTGCAGTTCGGATCGCGGTGCGGCGATCAGGTGGTGCGGCGTGTCGATCCGGTCGAGGTAGATCGTGTGGCCGCGGGCCTGTTTCAGGGCAAGCCACGCGCCCATGATAGCGGTGGGATGGGGGTGCCAGCCGGATGTTGGGGCCAACAGTAAGTGGCGGTGGTGGTCGTTGGGGATGGGGTTGATGTTCATGCTTAAGTCTCCTCATTGAGGAGACTGATAGTCCGATTATTTCGGACGTGTCAACATTTTGTACGAAAAATTCGGACTACCGATCTAACTACGGTTGTATTGCATTGCTCAATAAATAGAATAAAACGTGAACATTCGGGAATCAATTTGATGAGGCTGGCAGCGATTGCGAAATTTTTTAGGAAAACTGGCGTGAACCTTAACTGGGTTTTTGACCCATTTACTTGCTGGCGGCGGTCAGGGCCTCTGTTAGTCGATCGCGCACATCAGGGGCCAGCTGAAGAAAGTCACCGAAGAACAGGTAATTGAAGTCAATGCCATGAGCGCGATAAAAATAGCGGCCAGCCTTGATCGATGGCGCGCCCCTAGATTCTTGCGAGTGATAGGTTTGCTTCGGTACTCCGACTGCCGTCGCGATTTCGTTCTGCCTCAGGCCCGTGCTTACCCGTGCGGCGATCAGGCGAGTGCTGATTGCGTCGGGAGTTGTGTCTCCGTGCCGAAATAGCTTTTCAAGTTCGTCGTGGGTCATGTCGCGTGTATCTACGTTTGTCCGAAAAATTGGTACTTTTTTTGATCGGATTATTGACGGTCTGAATTTTTCGGACTAAATCTGTTCGCTATGAGCAGAACACCCAGACTATTCATTGAAGAACTTGGCGGGTATCGTGCCGTATCCTCTCGCTTGGGCGTGAAGTCTACGACTTTGCACACGCATATCTCGGCCGAAAAAATACCGCCCAGATGGTACAAAGCGCTATGTGATCTAGCTCTTGAAAGAAGTGTTAGCCCTCCGCTGACAGATCTCTTTGATTTTAAGCCTCTGATAAAGCTGAATGACAAAACGCGTTCTTCGAAGAGCGCGCCATGAGTTCTGCGGCTTACCCAACAAACGAAAAGGGGCGCGCTGCCTGCGCACCCCATTTCGCCCTTCAAGCTGTTTCATCTGCTGACTGTTCACAGGTCAAAGATGGAGTGAACATGCGGAAAAATCTTTCAAAAAATGTCCGACGGGACGATTTTCTTGGGGGACAGCACAAAAGCCTGTCGCGCAAGTGGTTTGCGGCGCTGCTTTGGCGGGCATTTCCGGCGACATCGAATACGGAAGTGGCCCGTTTGGGCGCGCCGGTTTTAGGTGTATCCGAGCGACAGATCACCAACTGGCTCAACTGCGAGAATGACGCGGCGTTGAGCTATGTCACCGCGGTGATGGTTCTGGCCGGTGTCGAGTGCGCGCTGGATGGCGTGCGCGGGGGCCGGGCAGCATGAGGCTCGGCACGCGCATCGCTGCGATCTGGTTCCAGGCGTGGGCCGCCCGCGCTGACCTGATCGCGGCGTGGTGGCAGAGGCGTTCGCGTCGCTGGCGCCACCGGTCGGAAAAATTTTTCCATAAGCTCTACGGAGGCAAATGATGTCTCCCCGAGGTTTCCCATCCGTCGATCTTTCCTCCTCCCGGGGTCGATGGTCCGCGCACACCGGTGGCGGCCGGTGTGCGCAACAGTTTGATCCCTTCCGCTGTGCGTCTCGCACGGGGATGTGCGCGCGGCGTCGAGCGGATCAAGGTCGGGGCGGCGGTTTGAGGGTTGCCGCCGTCCCGACAGTTTCAGGGTCGCACGGCGGGGAGGCACCTTTCCTTCGTTTCTTGAAGCACAACTGAAGGGGGTAAATGCAAATGTTGTTTAGAAAGTTATGCGGTGCCAAAGCTGTTCTTAAAGCTCACGATCAAGTCTTCTACGACGCTGCGTGGAAAATTATCGGTTTGCTTTGTTTTAATCTCTTCAAGAGTATCAATCAGCGCGTTGAGATCAACGATCTTTCTGTCGAGCAAGACGCTCAGAACCGTTTTGTGAAGCTCCAGATTAAGCAAGACAATATTTTCAATGTTTTTTATGCGTTCTTCACACGCGTTGCGTGCGCGTTGCAACTCATCCTGCGACTGCTTGTGGTCCACATTTTCATTTGGCGTGGGCAGTTTCAAAACGGAGTTTTCAAATACAGGGAAATCAATTCGCTGTTCCTTTCAATGGTGGCGCGGGTGGATAGACATGGCGGGGTGGCATCCCCGTCATGTCACTCACTTTGTGTGGTGAGTGGCTGGGTGTCAACATCTTGCGCTGGAGAGATTGCGGGTCAGCACTTTTCGCGGTGGGCGATATGAGCCAGAACAGATCCTCCGCCGTCATGCAGCAGCGCGCCGAGCCGACCGACAGTCTCGACGACTTCCCGACCCCGCCCTGGGCCACGCGGGCGCTGCTGGCGTTCCTGAAGCAGATGAACCAGCCGCTGGACGTGCAACGCGCATGGGAGCCTGCCTGCAACCGAGGCCAGATGGCCCGCGTGCTGAGTGAGGAATTTGCCGAGGTCTGGACCACGGATGTGCACGACTATGGCTATGAGGGCATGGCGGGGCGCGTCGACTTCCTGATGCCGGATCTGGAGCCGCCGGTCGGCATCGACTGGATCATCACCAACCCGCCGTTCCGTCTGGGCCCGCAGTTCATCCTGCGGGCGCTGGAGCTGGCCGAGGTCGGCGTGGCGGTCCTGGTCCGCACCTCCTTCGACGAGGGCACGGCGCGCTACCAAGCCCTCTTTCGCGACAGGCCGGAGACCTGGGCGCTGCCCTTCGTCGAGCGGGTGGTGATGTGGCAGGGGGTTCTGCTGGACCCGGACGTGCCGGTCTGGCGCCCCTCGAAGGACGATCCCCACGATTTGACCAAGGGCAAGCTGGAAAAGCCCAGCAGTGCCACGTCCTACCAGTGGCTGGTCTGGCTCAAACCCTGCGTGACCGTCGATGATGTCGCTGCCTCGTTCAAGCGCCGCATTCCCCCGTGCCGCAAGGCCCTGACCCGTCCCGGGGATTACCCGCCCGTGCCTGCGCATCTGCGCGCGCCTGCCGGTCTGTCACCCGCGCCCTTGCTGGAGAATCTTTGATGTCTGACGCCGACTTTCGCCCCATCGTTTTGCCCGATGATTTCAGGCCTACGCCAAAGCCGCCCCCGGAACTGGCGCTAGAGTGGATTCCGGTCCGTGCGCTGGTGATTGACACCGGATATCAGCGCCCGTTGGCGCGCGAGAACTGGAACAAGATCAACGCCATCTCGGTCGCGTTCGACTGGCGGTTTTTCACGCCGGTTCTGGTCTCGCCTCTTGGTGACGGGCGCTATGCGCTGATCGATGGCCAGCACCGGTCGCACGCTGCCCTTCGGGCGGGGTATGACGCAGTGCCCGCGCTGGTGGTGCCGATGTCACGAGCGCATCAGGCGTCGTCGTTCATGGCGGTCAACGGCGCCGTGACCAAGGTGTCGATGTTCCACCTCTACCGCGCCGGTCTGATGGCGGGCGACGCCTGGGCCATCCAGGTGCGCGAAGTTGTTGAGGCCGCAGGCTGTCGGGTGATGTTGTCGAACCATTCGGCGGCGGAAAAGAAGGCGGGCGAGGTCTACTCGATTTCGATGGTGCGCGGGTTCTGCCGGGCGGGCAAGGGCTGGGCTGTCACGCGGGCGCTTGCCGCATTGATGGCCTCGACCCACGGAGCGGCGGCGGATGCGTTCAAAGAGGCGTTCATGTCGCCGCTGATCCACGCACTGGCGAATTGCCCGATGGGGGAGAGCCTGTTGGTGGCCTTTCTGAATGCGCAGGACTTCAAGCTGTTGCATCGCAAGGTCGACCGTCTGCGCGAAGAGCCGCGGTACAAGAACGTCACGCGGATCACGATGATGCGCGATGTGCTGTTGATCTTGATGCAGGACTGGAACAGGCGCGGGGGCGTGGCGGCATGAGTGTGGCTTATCTGGATGAATTGCGCGCGGCGCTGATCGACCTGGATGCGCCGCCGCGGCCAACGGTGCGGAAAGCGCAGAAACCTGAGCGGCGTCCGCTGGCGCCGGTCGAACCCAAGGAACCCGATGATCCGGACCTTTTGCGCATTCCGATTGGACAATTTTATGTGCTGCATGACTTGGTCGTCGCGCGTCAGGAGTACGAATGTGCCGATCCTGATCACCCACGCAACGAGGGGCAGGTCCGCCCTGCCTGGCCGCTGGAGTGGCGCAACTCGCACGGGGATGGCGGATTGGACCGTCAGCTGCGGCGGTTCTGGTGCGTCGTGCTGCAGCAAGCCATCCTGGAGGCCTGCGAGGAATACTTGAAGCGCGATCATCCCCCGCCTTGGGTTGGATCAAGAGATCCGCGCGAGGTCGGCAATCTGGCTGGTCTGAACGGCGATGCCGTGGCCGAGTCTCTGCGCGGCCATTTCAGCACGAAAGCTGGTGTTTTGGAGCTGCAGGCGGCGATACGCGGTGGCGCGTCCCACGAGGCACAGAAGGCGGCGCGCGATGGCTAGGACGCTGTGTCTCGAGTTCGAGCTGATCCCGGAGATACCGCTGCTGCGCGGCTATCTGCGCGCTCCTGATGGGCCGATCCACGACATCGTCGAGATCACCCCGACGGGTGCGGATGACTACGGCAGGTTCCTTGGGACGGTGTTGGCGGTTACCGGTCAACCCGATCTGACAATCACAGGCAATTTCCCAATCGACCTCGGGCGCACCACTGCACCCAAGGCACAGATCAAGCGGGCCTGTCAGGCCGCTTTTGAGGCTCTTCAACCGACAACTTAGACGATTCAACAGGCAGTTTAACAATGAGCCATAAGGCTACAAATTGGTTAGCAAATCTCGCACCGGAGACGATGACGGCGGGTGCGTTCCGGGTGATGTTTCACCTGTGCGATTGCCACAACCCCTCGAACGGGTGTTTTCCTGCGCAGGCTTACCTGATGGAGAAGTGCAACCTGTCCAACAGCGGGCTGAATTTGATCCTTAAACGGCTTGAGAATGATGGTCTGATCTCGCGCCATCAGCGTGTCGATGCAAAGACCAGGAAGAAGCGCCCGACACGATATCTTTTTCCGTTTGAGGATGGGTTCAAAGCCCAGAACCCAACTCCAGAAAGTGGAGATGGAAAGAAGCCAAAGCCAACTCCAGAAAGTGGAGACGGAACCATCTCCACTTTTCGGGCCAATCCATCTCCACTTTCTGGCCAATCCCATCTCCACCGTGGTGGAGATAAACCTGTAAAGGAACCTGTAATTAACCAGCGCGCGTGCGCGTCGCAGCGTCAGGGCAGTGCTGGTCGTAGATCGCAGAACCCGTTGGTTCAAAAGTCGGCAGAGCGGGCTGTGCAGCGGTGGCGGGAAGGCCGCCCCACCGCGTTCGATGATCTGCAGCCGTGGGAGCGCGATCACATCATCGCATCCGGACTTCTGTCCGATGACGAACTGGCCAAGGCCGGATTTTCCAATGAAGGGGGCAAGGCATGACTGAGCAGGATTGCACGAAAACCGAGAGTAAGCGGGCGCGTGTGCGGCGTCTGGTGATCGACCCATTGGCAGCGGGCGGGATGCGGGGAAAACATGGCACTTCGCCGGACACACAGCGCGCGTTTCTCGATCGCGTTTGCGATGAGCTGGCACGGTTATCGGATCGTCAGTTGGTGATGATGCGTGGCTGGATGGAGGCGAACGGCGAGGGATCGGCGAAGTGCTTCTGGCCCGCCTTCGTCTCGATTGCCGGTGTTGCCCAAGGACTGTGTCCGCGTCCGATCGAAGAATTGCCCGAGCTGTCCAGTTGGTTTGGCAGCCGCGCCGGTCCCGAGGCCGCGGGCGTTCCTGGTCGGCTGGTGGAGGAACTTCGGTTCATCGAAAGGAAACGCCGCCCACCTGTGATGGTTGGCGAGGCCGCGATGGTAGCGCGTCGTGCCGCCGAACTGCATTCGGACGTACTGCGGGCGCGTGAGCTGCGCGACTGCGGGCGGATGTACGATGAAGCGTTGTTGGGGCGCTATGACCGCGACAAGGCGCGCGCCGAGGCGCTGGTTGCCAAGGGTGAGGCGGGACGTGCTGCAGGTGACGCAGCATGAGTGTGCAGGGGGCTGTCACGGCGGACGCCATGGGCCGTGTCCGACGCGAGATCTCGATCCAACGGCTGCTAGAGTGGGCTTTCGCCGATGAGTGCGCCCAGGTGGATTTCGAGGACGCGGGCACGTTGGTACAGGGCTATGGTCATGCGGGCAACGCTTACCGGATGGTGCAGCGCGGCGCATTGGGTTGTCGGATCGATGGCGGCGGCATGTCCTATCCCGATCCTGACGCTGACCTGGTGGCCTCGGCGGTGGCGACGTTGCCCGTCGGATGTGGTGGGCGACGCATGGCTGTCTGGATCGCTGAGTTGTCCAGAAAGCGGATGGTGCCAGATGCGTTTGTCGGTGTTGAGCCGCGTTGCGAGCCGAAGGGTTGGAAGGTGAATCAGTTCGGACGAAGGGCGGAAACGGAGAGCTTGGGCGTAGAGATTGACACGTCTGGCTTGCGCCCGCGTCGACATGATGTCAGGGTCTGTCCGGTCGTCTACAGGCCCGATGGCAGTCAGGTTGCAGCAGCACGACGAAATTATTTGCTGTGGTGGTCTGCTTTAGCTGAGCTGCGTATGACCTTTGAAATCCACAAAAATCTGTCTCGCTGGGTTGTGGGTCAGACGATGCCGCCGATGACGCCTTGGAAAAAGAGTATTGCGTCTCAGAGCTGCCCCCCCTAGACAAAGTGCCAGCACCCCAATCGCGCCCGGACGGTAACCCCGCTCCGGGCGCTTTGCGTTTGGTGGTTTGGTTCTGGAGTTGGACTGTATGGCACTGCGAAAGGTCTGTGCTGCGCCCGGCTGCGATGATCTGGCTGTCGAAGACTTGGCACATTGCGAGGATCACGAGGCGCGGCGTGCAACCAAGCTGGCATATCGCAGGTCAACGGCGCAGCTGTCGGATCATGCACAAGCGCACCGGCAGCTCTACAAGTTGAAAGCTTGGATTGTTGGAAGGTTGCAGTTCCTGCGCCGCAACCCGCTGTGCGTGGACTGTGCGGAACTAGGCGCCGTCGAGCCTGCGACCGATGTCGACCACATCATTCCGCACAAGGGCGACCGGCGGTTGTTCTTTGATCGGTCCAACTGGCAGGCGCTTTGCAAGTCCTGCCACAGCCGCAAGACGGCGCGCGAGGTGTTCCATCGCAGGGGTGATGGGATGCTGACGAACTGAGTGCTTTTCTCTTCGGTTTGAACGAGGCGGTTTTCTCAAAGGTTAGTCCTTGCGGGTCTGCGTCACTCGAATGCCCCGTCACAACGTGCTGTTAGAACAACAGGGGCTTTGACAAAGGAAAACCGGTCTGAAATTCACACGACCTTTCTTGCATCTCAGCCTGACCAAGCCCTAAGCTGAAAAAGGTTAGTTTACGACTCCGTCATTCCGAACGGACGTACCAGGCAACAGAAAGCAGGCATCCATGGCAAATTTCAGCACAACGCATTTTCTTCTGTATGATTCCGCAAGTCCGACAGACACCTCTAATGGGGTGATAGTTTATAACTTTACCGACACAGTTTATGATGCCAACAGTGATGGCGATATTGATGGTACGGATTACTTTTTGGGCCCCACTATTCCTTACACTGGCACGACTGTCACCATAAACGGATCAGATTACGCTGTTTTTGTTGACGGTTCCTTTAACATTATCCCCTATGACATCGCCTACGACGACTTAGGGTCCTTTACCGACTCGTCGACCTGGACGTTCAATTCGGTCCCCGAAAACGCCGATGTCGCGAACTGTTTCCTGACCGGTACGCGCATCACCACGCCATCGGGCGAAACGGCGGTCGAGGATTTGCGGATCGGGGATGTGGTCACCACCGCCGACGGGCGTGCCGTAGAAGTGAAGTGGATGGCCCGCCAGACCTATCGCCAGTTCCGCAACATGGCGCTGCCGGAAAAACACGCGCCGGTTTGCATTTCCGCCGGTGCCTTGGGCCACGGCCTGCCGCACACCGATCTGTATCTGACGGCGGATCACGGCATGATCCTGGACGACATGGTGGTCAACGCCGGTGCCATGGTCAACGGTGATACGATCCGCTTTGTGCCGCTGTCGGACATGCCTGCCGAGTTCACCTATTACCACGTCGAGACCGAGCATCACGACGAGATCCTGGCGAATGGTGCGGCGTCCGAGACGTTCATCGACTACGTCGGCCGCAAGGGGTTCGACAACTATCTCGAATACCTCGACCTCTATGGCGCGGACCGGATCATCCCCGAGATGAACCGCCTGCGCGTCTCGGCCAAACGCCTGCTGCCGCCGCAGCTTGCACAGCGGTTGGGTGCGGCTCTGGCGCAGAACGCGGCCTGATCTATCGACCCGACGATGACAAAACGGCGTTCCCACCGGGAGCGCCGTTTTTCTTTGGGGAAGGGCGGTCGCGCCAGCAACGTATGTCGGCCACATCACGCGGCGCAAGGGCGACCGGCGGCTACTCTTTGATCGGTCAAACTGGCAGGCGCTGTGCAGGTCCCGCCACAGCCGCAAGACAGCCCGTGAGGTTTTCCACGGTGGTGGGGGGGTATCTTAAAAACTCAGCTGTCCGACATAGGACCGGCGGGGGAACATTCCTTTTCGTGCACGCGAAATTGGAGAAAAAAGCCCAGGGGTAAAAGCCTTTTGGGCCAATGAAGGATGGTTGAATGAAGGGACGCAAGCCGAACACTGGCACGGTTGTGCCCTTCAAGGGCGATGCCAAAAAGCATGTGCCGGACGCACCGGACTTCATGAGTGAAGACGCCCGCAAGGTCTGGGATGAATTGGCCGGCCAACTGGTGGCAAAGGACCGGCTGGAGCCGCACCATGTGCATATGTTCGCAGGCTACTGCGAGAGTGTGTCGAACTTCATCCATGCCACGCACTGCCTGGTGATGGAGGGGCTGTACTACGAGACGATGACCCGCAACGGGAAGCAGCAAAAAAAGACTGCTCCGTGGGGGCTTCAGCAGGAAGCGCTGGGTCAGATGCAGCGGATCGGCGCGCTGTTCGGTATGTCACCCGTCGACGAAAAGCGGCTGGGAGCCGGAGGCCAGGGCGATCTCTTCGATGACGTTGTGAGCATTTTGAATGGCAAGGGATGAGCACCCGGTCACGGCCTATGCTGACGACGTCCTGAGCGGCAAGATCGTTGCAGGCACGCTTGTGCGGATGGCCTGCGAGCGGCACCTGATGGATCTGGAAACAGGCAAGGACCGGGGGCTGTTCTTCGATGAGGAAGCGGCGCTGCGCCCGATCCGTTTCGGTGGTCTGCTGCAGCACTCGGTCGGGCCGATGGCGGGCAAACCACTGACACTCGAGCCGTGGCAGCAGTTTCGCATGGGTTCGATCTTTGGCTGGAAGCGCGAAGACACCGGGCTGCGCCGGTTCACCACCTGCTACAACCAGATCGGAAAGAAGAACGGCAAGACCACCGAGACGGCGCTGCCGATGATCTACACGCAGCTGTTCGACGGCGAGGCCGCGCCACAGGGCTATTGCGCGGCCACAACACGAGACCAGGCGGGGCTGCTCTTCAAGGAAGTGAAGCGCATGATCAAGCGGTCGGCGTTTCTCAGTCAGATGATGAACGTCTGGCGAACCTCGATCGAAACCCCGCGGTTCGATGGCAGCATATCCTGCCTGAGCCGTGACGGTGACAGCAGCGACGGCATCAACCCGAGCTTCATTGCACGCGACGAGATGCACCGCTGGACCGATCGCGAACTGGAGGAGACGATTGTTGAAAGTATGGCCGCGCGTGCGCAGCCGATTGACTGGATCATCACGACGGCGGGCCATGATCGGGCAAGCCTTTGTGGCGAAATACGCGGCTATGCCGAAAGTGTTCTGCGCGGCGCAGTGCAGGATGATGCGTTCTTTGGGTACGTCGCCGAGCCGCATCCTGATTGTGATCCGCTGGATCCGACCGCTTGGGCGATGGGCAACCCCAATCTGGGTGTGTCCAAGCCTCTGGCCTTTGTCCAGGAGAAGGCAACCAAAGCGCAAATGATCGCGGGGCGGATGCCGAACTTCAAACGGTTCCACCTGAACCTGTGGACCGAAGGGGCCGAGACATGGATCGACCGCGACAGCTGGGACGCAGGCTTGGCAGCGGCACCGATCGACATCCGCAAACTCTTCGGGCGGCCTGCGTGGGTGGGGCTGGATCTGTCGAACAAGATCGACACCACGGCCATCGTGGTGGCGGTGCCGGTCGACGGGGTGATCTATCTCATCGCCTACACGTTCCTGCCCGAGGGGCCGAAGGGGTTCATCAAGCGGGCGCAGTCAGAGAAGCGCGAGTTTGTCGCCTGGCGCGATCAGGGCTGGCTGGAAGTGCACGCGGGCGGCGTGATTGATGAGGACCAGATCGCCGAGCGGCTGGAATGGATCCGCGCGAAGTTCGATCTGCGCGAGGTCGCCTATGACCCGTGGGGCATGAAGAACCTTGCCAAGCGGTTGGACCAGCGGCGGTTCCCGATGGTCGAGCATCGGCAGGGGTATGCCTCGATGTCCGAGCCGATGAAGCGGGTCGAGGAACGGGTCGTGCAGGGCACAATCCGCCACGGTGGCAATCCCGTGCTGGCTTGGCAGGTCGGGAACGTCCACCGCGACGAGGATGCGGCGGAGAACGTGAAGCCGAACAAGAAGAAATCGAGCGGTCGGATCGATGCTGGTGTCGCCATGATCATGGCGGTGGGTCGGGCCGAAGCACAGGAAGGCAAGCGCAAAGCGCGAGAGGTTGAGGTTGTATGAGCATGTTTTCCGGACTGATGTCGCGGCGCAAACCCGAGCGGGTGGCGCGGGTCGAGCCTGTCATTGCAGCGTCGGCGGAAACGTCCGGCACACGCACCCCAAATCCTGCGGTGTTCAGCATCGGCTATGGCGGGCAGTCACGCGTGCGGACACTTCCCCGCGCGACCGGTCTGATCGCACAGCGCCACGCGACGGTGTTTGCCTGTGCCAACAACATCGCGGGCGATCACTGCAAGGTGCCGCTGAAACTGTGGCAGCGCGATGGCATGGGGGGCGAGAACCGCGTGCGAGAGCATCCGGCGGCCTATCTGATGAACGTCGAGGCCTCGCCCGGTGTGTCCGCGCAGGTGTTGCGGTACGCCATGGTCTATTCCTATTGCATTCGCGGGCGTGGCCATGGCTATGCGCCCCGCGATGGTGGCGGTGAGCTGGAGTTGATCGAGGCAATCAACCCGGACCATGTGTCGATGTTCAAGGCGGGGCGGACCCGCGTGTTCGACTTCGAGGACGGGGCAGGGGTGCGGCGGCGGGTTCCATCGCGGTCGATGGTCAACTTGCGCTACATGCCCGAGGACGGCTGGACGGGACGCAGCCCGATCGAGGTTGCGGGCGAGAGCTTTGGCCTGGCGCTGGCGGGGCAAGAGGCGGCGGCACGCACGGCGTCGGGTGCAACCATGCGCGCGGTGATCACGATGGAAGATGTCTACGAGGATGAGGAGGCTTATCGCCGCAACGGTCGGCGGATCCGCAATGCCCTGACCGATCCGGAGCATGAAGGCTTTCCGATCATCGGTGCGAACGACAAGATCGAAAGCCTCGATCTGACAGCGGCGGACCAGGAACTGCTGGCCAGCCGCAAGTTCGACCGCGAACAGATCGCCGCCGTGTACCGGATGCCGCCGAGCAAGCTGCAGATGCTGGAATACGGCGTGAAGGCCAACGGCGAACAGCAGGCGATTGACTATCTGACGGACTGCCTGATGCACTGGTCGGCTTTGATCGAAGCGGAATATGCGATGGGGCTGCTGACAGAAGCCGAACGGCGCAGCGGTTTGTTCTTCCGCCACGACTTCGGCGCGCTGCTGCAGCCGACCACCAAGGAAAAATACGACGCGCTGACCAAAGCCGTGGGCGGTCCGATCATGACGGCCAACACCGCGCAGCGCATTGCGAACCTGCCGGTCACCGAAGGGCCAGATGATGATCGTCTGAACCCGGCGGCCAACATGACCCGCGATCCCGAAACCGAGAAAGAGGACTAAGCCATGACGCGTCGGACCATTGGAAGCTATCTGCAATCAAGCGCGCTGGCGCTGTCGCATCACGGTGGTGACGCGCTGCTGGCGATGGATGTGCCGGCGGATTGCCAGACCACCAACGCAGCAGCCGCAGTCACCGTCGAGCCTGGCGAACGCTATGCGGTGGCACGGGGCGTCGGTGTGGTGCCGGTGCGTGGGCTTCTGACGCCGAACTTTTTCCTCTTCGAAAAATACATGGGCTGGACCACCTATCAGGGGCTGGAGCAGTCGCTGGCCGAGCTGGCTGCCAACGACGACTGCAGCGGCATCGTGCTGGATATGGATTGCCCCGGCGGGATGGTCTTGGGCATCGAGGGCGCGGCCCAGGCGATTGCCGCAGCAGCTGCGATCAAGCCGGTGCATGTGCTGGTCAATCCTCTGGCGGCGTCGGCGGCCTACTGGCTGGCGTCCCAAGCCACCGAAATCACCATCACTCCGGGCGCGCTGGTCGGGTCGATCGGGGTGCGGCTGACCGCGACCTCGCCACAAGACACCGACAATTGGGGCGATCAATGGTTCGAGATCTCTTCGAGCCACGCGCGGGCCAAAGCGCCGGATCCGGCAACGGAAGCTGGCATGGCCGAACTGCGCCGGTCGCTGGATGAGACCGAAGCGCTGTTCCACGCGGCTGTGGCGGCAGGGCGCGGCATCGATCCGGCCCAGCTCACTGCCCAGCTTTCCGTCACGGATGACCCGCAAGACGGCGGTGCCGTCTTTGGCCCGGAACAGGGCATCGCGCGCGGGCTGGTGGACCAGCTCGAGAACCGTGATGCCTTCTATGCGCGGGTGATGGCGGCCTATGCCCCGGCTCCGCGTCCACAAGCCCGGGCCTTTGCGGCCCTGGCGGCGGCCGCCCAGGCGCGCGCCGCAACCTGACACCACATCACATCGGTGTAATCGACCTGTCCATCGCGGCGGGATCCTTGTGCTGCGCGAGCGGCATTTTTTCCATGGAGAATTGGAACATGAAAGACGTGAACGACCACCGCCGCGACCGGAAGGCTGCGGCCGCAAAAATGCAGGACTGTGCATCCGCCCTGTCCAAGCTGGAAGAGGGCAAGATTGCCGCTGACGCGCCAGAGATGATTGAAGCCGTCGCGGCCTTTGATGCGGCGCAATTGGCGTTTGAGACCGCTTCCAAAGCACTTGATCGCGCCGAGGCAGTCGAGGCTGCGAATGCGGCAACGGTGCAGTCCGATCTGGACACACCACCGGCTCCGTCCACCACACCTGCTGTGGCCAAGAACCCCGAAGACAAAGGCCTCGGCTTTGCCTTCATGGTGCACGCTCTGGCCAACAGCAAAGGCGACAAGGACCGCGCTGTCGCTCGTCTTGACAAGGACGGACACAGCGGCATGTCGGCTGCCTTGTCTGGCGCCAGCGACAGTGCGGGCGGTGTGACCATTCCGCAGGCGCAGGCCGCTGAGGTCATCGAGCTGCTGCGTCCGCGTGTGACGGTCATCAACTCGGGTGCGCGGATCATCGACATGCCCGCAGGTGAAGTGCGCAATGCGCGTCAGGCCACCAGTGCGACGGCCAACTACGGGGCCGAGAACCACGTCACCCAAGAAAGCGAGCTGTCCTTCGACAAGGTGGACCAGAACTTCAAAACCCTGCGTACATTGGTGCCGGTTGGCAATGCGCTGCTGCGCCACAGCGGCACCAACGTGATGCAGCTGGTGCGGGACGACATGTTGGACGTGATGGGCCTTCGTAAGGACCTGGCATTCCTGCGTGGCGACGGCACTGGCGACACGCCCAAAGGTCTGGGCGGCTGGGTGCTGGCCGGGCAAACGCAATCGGCTGTTGCCAAGACAGCGGCTGCGGTCGAGGCGGCACTGCGCAAGATGGTGTCCACGGTGCAGGATGCAAATGTTGCGATGATCTCCTGCGGTTGGATCATGCGTGCTTCCACACGTAACTTTCTGGCCAGCCTGCGCGAACCGAACCACGGCTCCTATCTGTTTCCGTCTATCGACCAGAGCAACACTCTGCTGGGCTATCCGATCAAGACCACATCGCAGCTGCCGGACAACCTCGGTGTCGGCGGCGACGAGACCGAAGTGTTCTTTGCGGACTTCAACGACTGCATGGTCGGCGACAGCATGAAACTGGTGATCTCCTCGTCCACCGAGGCGGCCTACGTCGACACCAGCGGCGACACGGTCTCGGCCTACCAGAACGATCTGACCTTGATGCGCGCGATCGAGGAGCACGACTTCGCACCGCGCCATGACGTGGCGATCTCCAAGCTGACCGGCGTGGCCTGGTCTCTCTAGGCCGCACCACCTGACCTGTGACTGACATGAGCGGACGGGGTGTGCCCCGTCCGCCCTTTACGCAATCCGATCTGAAAAGGACGATCCGATGACCAAAACAATCCTGAAGTTCTTCAAGGCGCATGGCCCTTACGTGAAAGGCGATATCGCGGGCTTTGATCCCGTGAAGGCCGCGAAGCTGAAATCCGTGGCGCGGCCCTATGACGCCGAAGCCGAAAAGAACCTGGCAACGGTGACCTTGAATATGGACACCACAGAAGTGCAGGCGATGATCGCCGATGCCGAAGCTGAGTTTGCCAGTAAGGCGGCGGACCTTGAGGCGCGTGAGGCCGCGCTGGCAGCCCGTGAGGCTGCGCTTGAAAGCAAGCCCGAGGACACCACGGACACGACGACCCCAGCGCCCACGCCCGCGCCGGACGATGCCAAGGCCAAAAAGGCGGGCAAGGGTGAGCCTCCCGTCCAGGGTGGCGCTGACGCTGCGGCCAATAAGTAAGGCTCACGCGCATGAAAAACCTGACCACGGCGGCCCTGGGGCCGGTCACCAAGGCCGAGTTCAAGCGTGCGATCCACATGCTTGAGATCGAAACGGATGATGATGATCTGATCGACGGTCTGATCGCGTCGGCGACCGCCGTGGTCGATACTGCAACCGCGCATCCGATGGTGGCGGCTGATTTTGAATTTGATGTGCCGGTCGGATGTTGGCGGCGCTGGTGGTTTCCGGTGCGGCCGGTCAACTCCGTGTCCAAAGTCGAATGGCAGGATGCGGATGGTGTCTGGCAGGGCGCGGGCCCGGGCGCGGCGCAACTGCTCCGCCCGCATGATGAGCCGCAATTGGTGGTGCCTGCGGATCTCGCGGCCTCTCTGCGGACGGCACAGGCCGTGCGTGTGACCGCCAATGCGGGCGGCGCACCCACCCAGCAACACCGGCAGGCGGTGATCATGATGGTCAAGGAATGGCGGGACGCTGGCATTGCCTTGGACGGTGTTGTGCCTGCCGAGCTTTCGTTTCCCATTCGCGCGCTGATCAAGCAGGTGCGGTATCGTCGTCCTGAGGTGGTCTGCTGATGGCGCAGGCATTGAAGCTGGACAGCCGCATAAGCTTTCGCACATCGGAAAAGACTGATGACGGCCTGACTGAGGTGGATGGGTTCGGCGAACCTGGTCCTGAGGTCTGGGCGGGCAAGGTCGATGTGAGCGACGCCGAGCGCCTGCGCGCGGGGCAGGTGTCCTCGACGCTGACCCGACGCTTTGTGGTGGCCTCGATGGCACTGACGCGCGCTGTCACGCCCAAGGACCGGCTGGTCTATGATGGCGTCGATTACGAGATATACAGCATCAAGGAAATCGGCATCCGCTGGCGGTTGGAAATTACCGCCGGTGCGGAGAGGGTTGATCCATGAGCGCGTCGTTCAAGGTGAGCGGGCTCAAGGATCTGGAAAAAGCGCTCGACCAACTGAGCAGGTCGGCGGGCAAGGGTGTGTTGCGCCGGTCGCTGAAATCAGCCGCCATGCCTATGGCTGCCCTGGCGAACGCCAATGCGCCGCGAGGTGAGACCGGCGATTATGCCAATTCCTTTGTCTACTCGACCAAGCTGACAAAACGGCAGGCGGGGCAGCATCGCAAGATGTTCCAGAGCGACCGCGCGGCGGTCGAGGGCTTTGTCGGCACTGCGGATCCAGCTGGCGTTCAGCAGGAATTTGGCAACGACCGGCATGGGCCGCAGCCTGCGTTGCGCCCCGCGTGGGACCAGGATCGCACCGCGATGCTGGAACGGTTGAGCCGCGACCTTTGGGCAGAACTGGACAAGAGCCTTCAGCGTGCAGCGCGCAAGGCCGCGAGAGGATAGGTCATGGAAGAACTGATCCGCGCCCTGCTGAAGGCAGACGTGACCGTGATGGCGCGTGCGAACGGCAACGTAAACTTCGGATCACACCCGCAGGGAACGCCGTGGCCGGGGGTGGTGCTTTACACTGTGGGGGATGCCGGGAGCTACACACTGCAGGGATCCAGCGGTCTCTCGAAAGCTCGCGTGCAGGCCAACTGCATTGCACCGAGCTATTCCGCCGCAAAACAGCTTTCCCGTGCCGTGCGTGACGCCCTGAGCGGTCATGCATCCGCCGGGCTGCAAGGTGTCTTTCACGTGGGCACGCGTGATGGCCGCGAGGGTGGCACCAATGAGGCCACAAGGCCCCATCTGGTGTCGCTGGATTTTATCGTCACTTACAACAACTAGGAGGCTCATATGAGCAATCAAATCATCGCCTACGGGGCGACTGTCGAACGGTCGACCAATGGCACGACGTGGCAGAACATTCCTGAATGCAAAGGCGTGGCGATCCCCGTGGTGGAAACGGATTACCGCGATGTGACCAGCCTGGATAGCCCGAACGGTTTTCGCGAGTACATCAAGGGGCTGAAGGACGCCGGTGTGATCTCGCTGCCCTGTGGTTATACCGCTGACGGGTACGAGCAGCAGATCGCGGATCAGGAAGCACCGCAACCGATCTATTACCGCACAACGCTGAAGGCTGCACCGAACCAGTCCACAGGCGATGTGTTCACTTTCAGGGGTTTTCCAACGCCAAAGGTTGAACCCGGCGATGTGGAAGGCGAGATCAACATGACCGTCGACATCCGCACCACCGGCGATGTCACATGGGCGAAAGGCGCAGCAGCATGAGCGCGCGTCGCGGGGCGATCCCTTTCGAGGTCGATGGCACGACCTTCCAAATGCGGTTCTCTGTCAATGCGATGCTCGCCTATGAAGACAAGTTCGGCGAGAACTTTGTCGGCGCATTGCGCGAGATGGAAGACAAGGACGTGCCGGACTTCAAGCGGCTGCGCGGTCTGTTCTGGGCCGGTGTTGGTCCTGATCAAATCTCCGTCGAAGAGGCGGGCGAGCTGATTTCGGATGTGGGGTTTTCGGGCGCAGTTGCCTTGATCACCCAGGCCGCTCAAGCTGCCTTTCCCGAAGCCGTGGCGGACAAGGCAGACGACCAGGGAAACGCGGCGGCGGGGGGCAAGCCCCGCGAAAAGGCAAAAGCCTCGACCTGATTGACGCGCTTCAGGCCAGTTGGCTTGAAGCGGATCAGGATTACGATCGGTTCTGGCGGCTGACCCCGCGTGAGATTGTCATGATCTTGCGCGCAACGGTCGCCAGAATTGAAAACGAGCACGAACTGGCACGGGTGCGGAATTTCGAGTTGGCAGGCCTTGTCGCCTTCGCCTTTCACGAGCCGAAAAAGCTCCCGAAATATTCCAAAACTAACAGCAAATCAGCGGTTCCCGATGAAGTGGCGCAGGCGCAAGTGCGTGCGTTCTTCATCGCGATGGCAGGAAGGACAGCATAATGGGGCAATCGGTGATCGGCGCGCTGCGCGTCAACCTCGGGCTGGATAGTGCAAAGTTCGAAAAAGGTGCCGGTGCGGCGGACAGGTCGCTTCAGAAAATGAAGCTGCAGTTTGCGGCTGTGGCCGGTGCGGCTGCGGCGTTCGGAGCAGCCTTGTCGACGGCTGCACTGGCCGGGGCAAAGCAGATCGATGAAGCCGCTAAGGCCGCGCGGCGTCTCGACAGCTCGATCGGGGGCTTTCGGGCGTTGGAACTGTCTGCGGGCGAGGCGGGTGTGAGCCTTTCGGGGCTGACAAACGACATCCAGACCATGAACCGCGAGCTGGCCAGTGTCGGCGTGTCCGGCAACGGCAAGCGTGCACTGGAAGCATTGGGGCTGGAGCTGTCGGATCTGCAAGGCATCGATGCCGACGAAAAGCTGGCCGTGATTGCTGACCGGGTAAAGGCTCTGGGCCTGTCCTCTGGCAAGACCACGGCGATCCTGCGCGATCTCGGTGTGCGCAACCGGGAAATGGCTCTGTTGGTCCTGCAGGGTGGTGATGCGATCCGGAACGCGCGCGCCGATATCAAGGCTTACGGGCTTGAGGTCAGCAAGTTTGACGCCAGCGCAATCGAGACGGCGAACGATCAGATCGGGCGGCTTGGGCTTATCGGGCAGTATGCGGGTCAGCAACTGGCGATTGCGCTTGTGCCAACACTTGGCGCGCTGGCCCAGACGATGACCGACAGCCTGAAGGAAGGCGGTTTGCTGCGGGCGATGATCGATGGCTTCACGCAGAACCTGAGCGCCTTCGCAGGCGTGGCCGCGGTGGCATCGACCGCTTTTGGGGTCCGTTATGTCGGAGCATTGGTGCTGGCAAAAGTTGCAACATTCTCACTGAGTGGTGCAGTGATCGCGCTGCGGGGCGCGTTAGTTTCTACCGGAATTGGTGCCGTGGTAGTTGCGGCGGGTGTCCTGGTCGGAAAATTCGCGGATCTGGTCGCCTCGACAGGGGGCTTTGGCAATGCACTGACATTGCTTGGCGAGGTTGCGGCGGGCGTCTGGGACGGGATCACGATCAGTGCGGGCGCGATCCCTCCTGCGCTCAATTCGGTGTGGAAACTTGTCCAGTCCGGATTTTTTGAAATGATGTCACATATTCAAGAAAACTGGTCGAGGTTTCTCGGAAACCTGGGGCAGGATCTTGCTGAAGTGCCTGGCCTCGGTAAGGCGGCTGATGCCGTTCTACAAGCCTCCGGGGCGTCGTCCGCGGCGATGTCGGAATTCAACGCGATGGCGCAATCGGCGGCGAACAGCGCGGCTGCGCTTAAAGCCGAAGCGGGCGCGCTAGCAACCGAAGGATTTGATCGGGCGCGTGAGGCGGCCGCCAAACTTTCTACGGTTGTCGAGGAAACGGGCGAGACGACTGATAGCCTGAACGAAGTGCTGGATGAGACCGGCGCAGCAGGTGGCAAGGCGGCCAAGGGTGCCAAGAAGGCTTCCAAAGCACTGAGCGAGGCCGAGAAGGAAGCCAAGCGGCTGCGCGAAGAAATGCAGCGCCCTCTGGTGAACGCGATCGGTGGTGTCGCTGATGCCTTTGGTGATTTCGTGTCGCGCGGCTTCAAGGACTTCAAGGGCTTTGCCAAATCCATTGTCGGCGGGTTCCAGCAGATGATTTCGCAGATGATTGGTCTGGCGGCCCGCAACCGGATTATGCTCTCGATGGGTCTTACGGGCGGTGGCGCAGGGGCTGCAGTGGCGGGTGTGCCTGGGCTGGGGCAGGTCGGAGGCATCTTTGGCGGAGCTGGTGGCGGTGGCGGACTGCTGGGGGGCTTGGGTGGCATCGGCAGCGCGCTTACGGGCGGCTTCATGAACTCGATCGGTTCGCTCTTCAGCGGTGGCATCGGCGGCATGTTTGGCAGCATTGGTGCGCAACTGGGCACCGCTTTTGCAACCGGCACCGGCACAGCTATCGCGGGCGCCATCGGCGCGATCGCAGCACCGCTGCTGGCAGTGGCAGCGGTGTTCTCGTTCTTCAAAAAGAAGGTAACCGAACTGGATGCAGGCCTGCGGATCACGGTCGATGGCATGGATGCGCTGGTCGAGACGTTCCGGACGATCGAGACAAAGCGGTTTTGGGGTTTAAGCAAGAAGGTCGGGACGTCCTACAGTGAGGCGGCTGACGACGTGGCAGCACCTCTGCAGAAAGCCATTGGCGACATCGGCAAAAGCATCATGGAGATGGGCACATACCTGGGCTTTGATGCGGAAAACATCGATCTCGCCAGCTTCCAGTTCAAGATTTCGACCAAGGGCAAGACCGAGGAAGAGATCCAGAAGGCCATCGCCGACGAAATGGAACGGCTGTCGGATGTCTTTGCAGATGCGATGGTCGGCAGCTTTGATGAAATCATCACCACCACGACCAACATTCTCGGCGGTGATGGTCTGTCAGGCCTGTTCGGCAAGTTCCTGAACCGCGAGACCACCGAGACGATCAGCCATGTGAATGAAGAGTTCGAGGCGCTGAAGCGGGTGGGCGAGGGGTCGTTTGACACGCTGCAGCGCATCGTGACCAGCTTGCAGGCGGTCAATCCAATGATGGATGCGCTGGGGTTGCAGCTTTATGATCTGTCGCTGGTGGGGGGTGATGCGGCGAGTAGCTTTGTCGATCTCTTTGGCAGCCTTCAGGATTTTGGCACCATCACCGGTGCCTATTATCAGGAATTCTACACCGCCCAGGAACGCACGGCCAAGGCCACGCAGCGGTTGACCAAGGAACTGTCAGATCTCGGGATCAATACCTTGCCGGGCAGCCGCGCGGCCTTCCGTGCGTTGGTCGATGAGGCAGACAGCCTGGGCGACACAGAACTGGTGGCCGCGCTCATCAAGCTGTCACCGGCTTTTGCCGAGATCACGGCAGTGTCGGATGCCTTGAGTGAAAGCCTCGCGAACAACGCGCTGTTCAAAACCAAGGCCGATGAAATCTATGCCCGAACCGCAGGCGGTTATCTCGCCAGCATCGAGGACATCCAGACGGCGGCGGGCAGCGAGATGACCGATCTTCTGCGCGAAGTGGTCAGAGCCATCCGCGAGGGTGATGTGAACAGCGCGCGGCTGACCAACCAGCTCTTCAACCTGCAACGCCGTGCCACACTGGAGCCAGACGCATGAAGATCATCCTGCCGGTGCCGGTCACCGATCTGACGCTGACAGCTGCAAACGTGACCGAGAACGATCATGCGGTCTGGTCAGCCATCACGACCTATGCGCGCGGCGACTATGTGATCAGCCTGGTCACGCACACCGTCTACAGATCTCTGCTGAGTGACAACATCGGGCACGATCCCGATCTTGAGGTGGCCGCTCTTGCGGACCCGCTCGTCGATAATCCCGATCCTGTTTACTGGCAGATCATCGGGGCCACGAACCTCTGGCGAATATTTGATGGAAAGCCGTCGCAGCCTGCGGTGCAGGCGGGATCGATCAGCTTCGAGGTCACGCCGGGGGTGTTTATCGGCGGCATCGCGGGCTTCGGAATCTCGGCCAACACGGTGCAGGTGCAGGTCTATGCGGGACCTGACATGATCTATGACAATACGGTCGAGATGAACGACGAAAGCGCGGTGACGGACTGGCTGGCCTATTTTGTCGAGCCTTATCGTCCGCTCGAGGACTTTGTGCTGACCGATCTACCGGTCCTGGGCACGCCGCGCATCGTGGCCACGCTGACCGGATCGCAGGTCTCGGTGGGGCAAATCGTGATGGGCTACGTCTCCCAGCTGGGGATCACACCGCAAGAGGGGGTAGGCTTCTCGGGGCTGGACTTCAGCTATGTGCAGACGGACGATTTTGGCAACCTCGACACGGTAAAGCGCGAGGCCACGCGGTTGTCCGATTTTGCGGTGACTGTGCCGCGCAGCAGCCTCGCGTCGATCACGCGCATCCTCAGGGGTTTGCGCGGCGGCGAACCGGCTGTGTGGATCGCAAGCGAAACCAGCGCCTTTGCGGCAATCAACTACGGGTTCTACCGCGGCTACCGAACGGTCTGCGTCGGGGCCGACCACGCGGAAATCTCAATCGAAGTACAAGGAATCGTATAATGGCTGCACCAACGCCCCCTGTGGTCCCGCTGCCCGCGCTGCGCAGTGATCCTGCCACCTTCAAAGACCGTGCTGAGGACAATATCGTCTTCTTCCAGCCCCTGGTCGAATACATGGCCGAGGTCTGTGGCTTCACCGAGGAAAAGGCCGCCGAAGCTCTGGCGGCTGCGCTGGCGGGCGATCTGCCCAACATCAGCGGAAAGGATGGGCGGGTACTCTACATCACAGGCGGAGGCTTGGGCTTCAAGCTCGTGCAGACCGGGGTGCATGACGACACCACCAATGCGTTGATGCCGGTGGGGGCGTTCGGGCTTGGACAGAAAGGGTCGACCACGACCGCCACGCTGAATGGGACGACAAGGACCGGTTTCTACAACTACGGCGCCACCGATCCTGATCGACCGGCCACCATCACGACGGGTGGGTCGTTCATTGCTGTGCGCTACGCCACCAACTGGATTTCCCAGATCATTTTTGCTCCGAATGCCAACTTGGTTTATTACCGCTTTTCCACTGACAACGGGGTTACCTGGTCAGCCTGGACGCGGATCATGCTGGCGACTGATATTGCCACGTTCGGACAGGCGATTGGCGGGACAAACACCGAAGTCTTGATGACCCCCCAGCGCACCAAGCAGGCCATTGATGCCCTTAGCCCCATCAAGGCCCATGTGTATTTTGATGGCGCAGGCAGCAGCCCAAGCTGGATCAAGGACAGCAAGGGCATATCGAGTGTCACGGACCTTGGCGTCGGCAGCTACCAGATCAACCTCTCTGCGCCGATGTCCAGCATCTGGTACAATGTCCTGGCATCCTGTCGGTCTGAGGCGGCAGGTTACTTTGTGACACCCCACACCGCCGGTGGGGTTCTCTTCACATCCCGCCCCCCGACTGTGAACGATTTTACCATCGCCATCACCGACCGGACGAACAATCCCCGTGACTCGGGCATTATCAGCGTAATCGTAGTGGAGTCAGACCTATGACCGATAAGTGCATCATTTACCAAACAGACACCGGCGGGGTGGCGGTTATCACTCCGTTGGAATGTGGCCTCACCCTGGAGCAGATTGCTCTAAAAGATGTGCCTGAGGGCAAACCCTTCAAAATTGTGGACGCCACCGACGTTCCAACGGATCGCGCCGTCCGTGACTTTTGGGCTGTGGACGAGGCCGATCTTACAGACGGCATTGGCGCGCCCATCGGCTCTGTCTTCGTCCCGCAGCCTGTTGCGGTTGAACCAGAAGGGGAGAGCCAAGAATGAGCCTTATCAAGAATACGGAGTTCACCTCCGCGATGGCGCTGGCGCAGGCCCGTGCAGCGGCGTCGTTGACCCGCCGGGAATTCTGCATTTGGCTGGACGAGGCGGGCGTACTGGATGGCGACGACGTTCTGAGCGCGGCAAAGGGAGAATGGCCGGTCGCGATGGACGCCTTTCTCGAAACCCTCTCGGCCGAGGGCGCGCGGCGCGTGAAACTGGAGTGGGCCGCTGCCACCGACATCCATCGAAACAACGACTTCATCGATCTGTTGATCTGGTGGCTCGATCTGGATCCTGTCGCGGTTGATGCGGCATTCGGGATCGAGGCGGGTGGCGCATGACCGAAGAGCGCAGGGGCTTTTCCGTTCAAGAGCTGCTAAAGCTGGTGGGGTTGATCGGTACTGTGGTGGCAATGCTGTTTGGCGGCATGACCTGGGCCTTCCTAAAATGGTCTGAGTGGCGCGAGGTGCCGTCGCGACTGCTGGCCGTCGAGACGCGGCTGGCGGCTTTGCCGGACAAGCTGTCGCCCAACATCCTCGACTTCAAGGGGATCGGCCTGGTCACGCAAAAGCAGATCCACCGGGGCGGCACTTTGACGGTGGTCTATGTAGTGCGCCGTAGCATCGATTGCGAAACCACGGTGCGCGTCCAGTTCTTCGATCACGACAAGAACCTGACCGTCTACGCCTACGACATGCCGGCCGTCCGGGCACCGGTGTCGAGCGGCTTCAGCTCGTTCGCTGCGCGCGTGCGTATCCCGTCGGACCTGCCTCCTGGAACATACAGCTATTGGCCGGTCATCATCCCGTCTGCCTGCGGCGTCTACGGCCCAACCACGCCGCCGATGTCCCAGGCCTTCGAGGTCGCGCTCTAGGCCGCCTCTGACCACTCCGAAAATTCAACAAAAATGCCCCGCCTGCGGGGTTTCAAGCATTGGAGAGACCATGCACATCGTCAACAACTGGAAGCAACTGTTCCGGACCTATTCGGTCTGGAGCATGATCCTGGGGTTCATCGCCTTTATCGGTGGGGAACTGCTCTATGCCGTGTGGGGCATCGAGGCCGACCCTTACCCGCTCGGGCTGGCCGCCTTGGTGTTCTTCATCGCCGGATTCGTGGGCCGGTTCATCAAGCAGGATGTGGGTAGCGCGCCGGTGCGCCGCACGCTCTTCATTGTGGCCTTTGGCTTTGGCGTGATCATGCTGGTCAAGTCACTGGGCGGGGCCGTCTATGAAAACAGCGTTCTGCCTGAAGCGGCGCCGGTGTCTGAAGAACAAGCCGTATGGCAACCGGCACGGGTTACGCTGGCAATGGCCGACAAGCCTTTGGTGCCCAAGGGTGCCATCGCGTCAGGCTTGGCCTCTGACGCCGAGTTCCTGCGGGTTGCAATCCCGTTTGTGGCAAAGTGGGAGGGGCTGCGGCTGGTCGCCTACCGCGACATCGTGGGGGTCTGGACGATCTGTTTTGGTGAAACCAAGGGTGTGAAGGCGGGCGACGTGTACACACAGGCCGAATGCGAGGCCATGCTGGCGCGCGAGCTGATCAGCTACCGCAGGCAGATGCACCGATACTTTACGCCCGAGACCTTGCGCATCCGGCTGCCAGTCTACCGCGACACGGCCTACACCGATCTCGGGTACAACGTGGGGATCGGGGCGGCTGGCACATCAACCGCGGTGCGCCGCCTGAATGCGGGACTGATCGCCGAAAGCTGCGAGGCGATCACCTGGTACAAAAAGGCTGGTGGCCGCGTTGTTCGCGGGCTGGTTATCCGGCGCGGTGGTGACTTCGATTACTGCATGAAGGGTCTGGTCGCGTGATGCGCGTCGCCGCGGCCGCCGCCGCTCTCTTGCTCATTGTCTTCCTGGTCTACCGGCAGGGCGGTGAAGACCGTGTGCGCGATCAGCGTGAAGACACCCTGCAACGCTCAAAGGACATCTCAGATGCTGTCAAAGATAGTGATGCTGCCCCTGATTGGCGTGACCAGCTGCGCGATCGGCACCAGTGACGCGGCCTTTTGCGGCCCTGAGTACACCGGCGCCATCGAGCGGTTGGCCGAGGCGCTGCCTGATCCGTTGACGCCTGATGCCGTGGGGCGTGCAGGGACAGCCGTCGTGCGGGGGCATGACGCGGGGTGTGGGTGAGGCAAGCGGTGTAGCTTGACAGAATCAACTTAAAAGTTTCATCATCACTGAATAAGCTACCTGAATCTTCCCTATTTCCCGACCGTTCATTCGGTCGGGTTTTTTTGTGCGTGACGACATTTGGCAGTTGTTCTACATCTGTTCCGGTTTCACCGGAGGGCGGCATGGTCATTGCGGATCTGCAGGTAGGTCTATCGCTGGTTGTTTATTGCAAGACCCCACGCTGCGACGGGCGTTTGTGGCTTAACCGCGATGACGCGATTGCGCGGTTCGGCGCAGACTTGCCTTTGTCCACGATCCGCGAGCGTGCTCGGTGCACCAGTTGTCGATCCGTTGGTGCGGACACGATTGTTCAGTATGCGGGTTGGACTGGGGTGGCTTAACCGCTAAGCGCCTTCATCGCGACTTGCTGAGCAGCAATGACCCACAGCAATGCCACAGCTGCCCAAAAGACCCAGATGCGGCGAAATCTTCTTTTGGGCTGTGGTTTATGTCGATCAAAATCCGAAGATTTTCCATCGATAACATTTGGCATAATCTCCTCCCCAAGATTTAGACCGTTGACAACAGCAACTACCATAACTCAATTTTTGTTGATTCGATATATCTCCACAAAGCGCTGGCATAAGTTCGCGAATAGCCACCGCTGGTGCGTGCGCATTCAGGGACACCTGAATATGCTGGAGGACAGTGGTATGTGTTTCCCCAAAATGACGTCTTAATCTGCTATTTTACGGAGGACTGTCCAGTTGCGCGGTCGGTACAAGTGATGCCGCTTTCGGCGGACTGGAATACACGGGCACCATCGAGCGGTTGGCCGAGGTGCTTCCCGATCCGTTGACGCCTGATGCAGTAGGGCGGGCTGGGGCTGCCGTGGTTCGGGCGCATGATGCGGGCTGTGCTAAACTAACTTCGAGTTGGTTCTGACGCTGCCGACTGGTGGCCTGATGCGAGCGCTTTGATACGTGCAGCGCGGAGGGGACAACGTCATGCCTTCTTAGTTCCAAATCGCTTCGCTGAGTTCATAAGCTTGACACAAACTGGAATTCAGCCGTGTTATGTTGGTATTTTTACGTCAAGCAATTGGGAGGATACCGCAGATGACTGGATTTGATCAATTTAGGCAACTGCAAGAGCGAAAGCGGGCAGCGGCACGAGAAAAATTTGATGCGGCAAATTCTGCTCTCGTTGGGTGCCAATTGGACTGGGCCGAGAACGAGGACAAGCTAACTCTGACGATCTATGGCAAGCTGACCTTGAGAGACCTTTGCGCTATCATCGAGTTCAAAGCAAAGATGGACAAGCGTCCTGTTGCTAGCCGACCGAAATAGCCAAGGTTAGGTGAAGCGGCAATCCACAATGTGATCCAGTCCACCAGATCACTCGGCCGCTTTTGCAGGGCAGGCACCATAACTTAGCTCCATCAATGATGTCTGATGGAGACTGTAGGGACCCTTCCCAATGAATAAAAAAGTTTGAAGTGATTTATTCTAAGTGGCGTTTCGACGCCTGAACAAATCGAACATAGCTTGCTTCATGGTGCGTTGTTCCGGCTCGGCAGTCAGCTCAAAGTAAACGCGGGCCTCATCGATAAACCCATACATCTCGATGTACTTGATCAAAGCTCGCTCAAGCATCTTTGTTCGATTCGCTTCAGTCAT